GCCAAACACAGATCCAGCTGCAAAGAAAGGTAGCCGAGTTGGTAAGGGTCGTCCATATAAGGTTACTTATTGGTGTCCCGCACTAAAAGAACCAATTCAAGAAAGTGGTTCTAGTTATTTTACATTCCTCGTACCTCGTTGGTCTAAGTTAGCTGATGAAGTTTATGGTCGTGGTCCTGCTTTTGCTTGTCTGTCTCAAATTCGATCTTTGAATAAGATGGTCAAGGAGGCACTGGTGTCCGCAGAGTATTTGAACTTCCCAACGCTTACAGCAGAGGAAGACAGTATTATGCTGCCAATGAAGTACGGTTCTCGCCAGATCATGTTCCATGAAGCTGGTAGTGAGAAACCAAGTCCAATCATGGCTGGCAATCAACCTCAGTATGTGATGGAGATGATCCGCATGTACCGTGATTCTGTTAACCGCTCATTCTTTGTTGATCAGATCATTCGACAAGAAAAGAAGGAGCGTCAGAGTGTTACTGAGATTCAAGACACCCGTGGACAGATGCTAAACCAGCTTGCGCCGCTTCTGGGTCGTATGGAAACCGAGTACCTTGGACCAGCCATTGAAGCAACATTTGATTTATTAGAACGCCAAGGACAACTACCTGAGAGACCAGAGTCTTTAAATGGTGCGTTGCTTGAAATTAGCTACTCTAGCCCAGCAGCGCAGTCTCAATTTGCTACACGTCTTTCTGATATCAGTGCTTTTATGCGGGATATAGCACCTCTTGCTCAAGTTAAGCCAGAGATCATGTCAGCTATTGATGAACAAAAACTCTTATCTAATTACGCTAAATACCGTAACCTTGATCCAGATGTAATCAAATCAGCAGAAGTAGTTAACGAACAAAACGCCGCAGCCGCAGAGCAGCAGCAACAAATGCAACAAATGCAAGCAGCACCACAAATCACAGGTGCGCTGAAGGATGTCGCTCAGGCGAAGCAAATAGATCCAGAAGGTATTGGTCAGTTGCTAAACATTTAAAATGTCATTACTAAATTCCCTTGATAAGTTGCGCAAGAAGGCGCAGCTTAAAGAAGACCTTATCAACATTTTAGAAACTCCGCACGGTCAGCGGTTTTTTAAAGTGTTACTACGTGAGTGTCATGTAACTAAACCAGTGTTTCACGCAGAGGAGTCAAAACTTCGTGAGTGTGAAGGACGTAGGCGTTTGGCTATGAGCTTCTTAACTTTGCTGGGTCAGGATGATCCGCAAGAGCTTATCAATAGGCTCGAAATGGAAAACAAATAGAAATCAATATGAGTGAAGAAATTAATGAGGCAGCACCTGTTGCTGAAGAAGCACCAAGCGGTTTAGGTCTAGCACCCGAACCAGTAGCACAGGAATCGGCAGAGTCGGCTCCTTTTTCCGATGAAAACACATACTTGGAGTTTTATGACTCTCTTCCAGATGAGCTTAAACAACACGATTCTCTACGAAATACAAAGTCGTTGCATTCATTAGCAGATCAACTAATCAATGCGCAAAGTGCTTTGGGTACAAAACGATTGCAAGCTCCTCAAGAAGATTGGGGAGATGATGAGTGGTCTAGTTTTTATGACCAGATTCGACCAAAGGACGCAGAGTATTCAATCCCAGAAGAACTAAACATCGAAGGATTTGAGACAGCACCAGATCTCCCAGAGGAAGCAACCCAAGAACTTGTTGATTTTGCAGGTGATATGGGTCTAAATCAACAGCAGTTTGATAAGCTTTATTCTAAGTACATGCAAATGGGTTTAGAGGGACAAGCTGAAATGGAAGCAAATGCGCAGAAGCAAATTGATGAATTGCGTACAGATGTCAAAGTTGATTGGGGCGACAAGTATGAGACTAATCTCAAACAAGCAAACCAAGCATATGAGGCACTGACATCTGAGATCCCAGAACTAAAGCAGTTAGTTGAGTCAGATCCAGTCATGGCAAACCACCCAGCGGTGCTTAAGTTGTTTCACCGTATTTCAGAAGTAGCTGGAGACACATTGCCACTAGCAAACAACAACCCAGCTAGTGGTTTTACAAGTCAAAACATTCATGGTATTAAGTCAGCTATTCAGGAATTAGATACAGACAATCAATCGTTGATTATGTCGAACCCATCTGAATTGAGTATGGCAGATCGAACTAAACGTCAGCAGGTTCTAGAAAAACGAGCCAACTTATACTCCACATTGTATCCGTCGTAACTTTTTACTTGACATCAGGTAAAACAGGGGTTATTCCAGTAGTATTGGGGTAGCCCCTTTTTTGGGGTCCGAATGCAGCTTTGGAAAGCCGTTGGTTTCGTAAAACTAGAAGAGTCCGAAAGGGTAGCTCATCGAAAAGCAAACTTCTAATTAAACTTAACTCAAATTATTACTATATATTATGGCATACGTACCACCTGCATACCAAGCTGATCCTGGAACACCTCCAGGCGGCATCACAATCAACACAGCTTACGTTGAATCGTTCAAAGCTGGTTTCGAACAAGCGTTCCAACAAACTACATCTAAACTCCAGCCTTACTTTGAGCAGGAGTCCCAAAACGAAGAGTTCCAATACTTTGACCGTATTGGCACAGCCGAACCTATGGCTGAAGATGCTACTCGTTATGGTGACAACCCTAACTCCGACATCGTACATGATCGTCGCCGTATTGGTCTTCGTGACTACGAACTAGGTAAGTATATCGACGAGAAGGATCTCAAGCGTGTACTCACTGACCCAATGAATGCTTACACTCAAGCTTTGCTTTCCTCTGGTAAGCGTAAGATTGACGACATCATCATTGATAAGTTCTTCGGACCTGCCTTTACAGGTAAGAGCGGTGGAACTCAAGTTGACTTCGTAACAGCTCCTGCTGACATCGACAGCGGTCTTATTTCCGTCGGGGCTATCTCCGCAGGAAGCATCACAACTAATGGTAAGTATGCTGTTGTTGCTGGTGATAAAGAAGGATTCAGTATTGGTGAAAACTATGTATCTGCTGGCGCAGATGCATCATCTGGTCTTACTCTGGATAAGCTTCGTGCGGCTCGCCACACAATGCTTCGTCTTGAGTCAATTACCCAAGATGACACCATCAACTGTTTCCTATCTGCGAAACAACTCGATGACCTGCTTCGTATTGATGAAGTGATTAACTCTGACTACTCGGTTCGCAAGAACCTTGCAGAAGGTAACGTCACAACATTCATGGGCTTCCGTTTCATCCAAACTGAGCGTCTTGCTGTTGATGATGACGGCAATCGCCGCGTTATTATTGCAACTCCTCGCTCGCTTAAGATGTCCACAGGCACTGCCCTTAAGGGTGATGTCTGGCGCGTCCCAGCTAAGAAAAACATTCCTTACTTGTACTTCAAGCTTTGTGCTGAAGCATCTCGTATGTGGGGTGAAGTTTCTGGCGAAATCCGTTGCGCTGAGTAATTCTGTTTGTAGCCCCTCCTGTAAATTCGGGGGGGGCTACTCCTTTTTATGGCTATTGAAACAAACAAGCTGGAAATACTAAACTCTGCCCTTCGAATGGCAGGTAGCTACCACATCAACTCAGATGATGAGGGGAGCACTACTTACGAGGTAGTTTCTCGTGCATATTCGCAAGCAATTACTGAATTGTTTGGCGATAATATATTTAATTACAACACAAAACGAGTAACACTCACTGGTGCTACATCTACAGTATTTAAGAACTTTACTTACGAGTATACGCTTCCTGTAGATTTTAATTTATTCCTCATTCTTGAGGACAACGAAGATTACTTGCTGTCTGACTATAGGTTTGCAAATGGCAATCTCTACTGCGCAACAGCAGAAGTTGCATTAACATATGCATACCTTCCAGATCTTGAAACATCTGCCGCAGGTCTTCCTCCATTCATTACTCGACTACTTACCCTACACATGGCTCAGAACATGGTCATTGAGTTGTCTGGATCAGAAAACCGCCATGAGATATTGTTCCAACAGTATACACTAGCTCTGCGTCGAGCACGAATGTTACAGGGAAGACAAGGACCAGCGCAGACATACATCAATGATAACAATTCATCGTTTATAGGCGCACACCAAAACTATGGCAAGGTATAGCAATGTCCAGACTGATTTTTCTGGTGGGTTAATAAGTGACTATATTCTTGGTCGTCTTGATATTAAGCGTGTAGCTAATTCGGCTAGAACATTTAAAAACTTTTTTCCTAGTCTTCAAGGTCCAGCTATTTATCGCACAGGATTTAAATATGTTAACGAACTTCCTGTTGCTAATGAAAAAAGTGTATCTATTGATCTAGTTGTAGCTACAGATAAAGCCTACAGAATTGTTTTTGGAAATCAAACAATATCTGTTTATAGTAATAGTGGAGAGTTATTGGATACACTAGCGTCACCGTACTCAAATGCAGAGCTAGATGACCTTCGTTTTAGCTCAGAAACAGATGCACTATATATCACACATGGTAGCTATTACCCAAAGAAGCTAAGCGCAGATATTGTTTTTGTATCCACAACTCTTCAAGCTGACAATGCTGGAAATATTGAAACTCTTGAAAGTAGTGATCTTTTAACACTTAATGCAAACATTGAAATTCAAGGAGATGACAATTGGACTCTTGAGGACATGGACATTAAGGTTGAGCCGTTTCTAGAAACAGATCAATCAGAAACAAAGTACTCAATTTCACAAAACGAGCGGTATGTTAAAATTACTAGCACAGGACCAGACTTTACAGCTATTGTTACTGCTGGATCACCTGCTTGGTTAAACTACTACATCGAATATAATATTGGTGATGAAAAGTTCTTAGGAAAAGTTGTTGATTCATCTAGTAGCACAAACTATGCTCTAGCAGATCCAACAAACCAAGAAGTTTTTGTTTCTCCCGTAGATACGGTGCTGGACATTGAAGATGCTGGTGCTCAATTGTTTCTTTTAGATAACCATGAAACAGTAGGAGACACAGAGTCTATAGCTATCCTAGAACAAGAAGGTGTAAAAGAAAATGAGATTGAACTACGCTCGGACACAACAATTTTTAATAGTGGACAAGTTGGTGCTTGGGTTCGTGTAGCAGATGACCGTAGATCGAATGATGTTGCCATAGGTAACAACAGAACAAACGTTCGTTGGGTTCAGATTTCAGAGCACATAGGAACCGAAGATCACCCAGTCGATTTTTTTAGAGGAGTTGATGCGTATAACAACAACAAATACCAGTCTGGTTCTATATATAAAAATCTCTCTACGATGACTGCTCCCTACGATCCTTTTTACTCTAAAGGACCAGATGTTAATGGATCTATTAAAATTACTTTAGCTATTGTAGCTAATGGCGGCAACAGGGTATTTCCTTTTAACACACATTTAAGCCTTACTAATGGTACTACTCCCTCTAATGCTGATGTAGTTGGTGCTACCACCAGTGTTGTTGCCAACCTATCAACTGCCAAGCAGTTTGATGTTTGCCAATGTTTTAACACAAACAAGGTAGAACAAGGAACTAACCTTATAATTCCAGCAACCACAAGTCAGATTACAATCGAGCCAATTGCAAATGATGTAACTGTGTCTACTGACAAAGTAGCCTTTGCTACCGAAGATGTCGGTAGGAATATTAGCGGTGAATTACCCTCTGGAAATGTATATTTAAAAATTGTTCGCTTTCTTGATCAGTCACGAGTTGTTGCTGAACTAAAAAATAAAATTCCCCGCGACAAACGAACACTTGGTTTTGAAAACGAAGGAAGATTTGAGTCTGTTAAGCTAGGTGCTTGGTATGTTGGCAACTACCCTAGAACAACTAGTAAGTATGAGCAACGTCGAATTTTTGGTGGTACATACAATGCTGGAAATGTTGTTTACTTTAGTCGCTCTGATGATGACCAGAGCTTTCAACCAACACAAGATGACGGCACAGTATTAGATACGGATGCTATTACATATAACATAGCAAACACAACAGCGTCTATTCGTTGGCTTAGTTCTGGACGAGACTTAGTTATTGGTACAAGTGGTGGAATCTACCGAGTTGTGCCAAACCAATACCAGTCCAGTATTAGTCCTAAAACAATTCGAATTGAGCTTACAGAGGAAGAACCCTGTGAAGATCAAGCTGAGATTGTTGGCAGTTCTGTGTTCTACCCAGACCAATCAGGCACTCGATTGATGGAGTATAAATTTGATTTAAATATTCAGAACTCATCGTCTAATGATGTGTCTAAGTTAATCTACCCAACTTTCTTAACTGATCCGATTGTACGAATAGCTTATCAACACACACCTCAACCAAGAATCTGGGTTTTAACTACTTCGGGTAAGTTATATTGCTTGTCATACCACAGACAGGAAGAGTTCTACGCATGGTCTCAGCAAGAGACAAATGGTGTAGTAAAAGATATATCTATTCTACATAAAAGTTCAAACACAAACTTAGATCAGTTATGGATCATTGTTGAGCGAAATGGTCGTTTATTTACTGAGTCTCTTTCGGAAACAGACCCTGTTCAATTAACAGAATATACTATGCTGGACAGTCATATTAGGATTGATGGTCTATCATTCCTTCGTTCTAGGTTTAATAGACCAGATCCTCAATTTACTTATTTTAGACCTGACACAATTTCCGTATATTATACATTTCTTGACCAGCAGTTTATTTCTGTAAGCCCTAGATTTATTGCGGGTGATGTAGTTTCTGTTATACAGGACAATGTATACGTAGGAGATCAAACAGTTGATAATGATGGTAATATTGTGATCAATGCTGCATCAACAACTAAGAAACTTATTATTGGGTTGCGATATGCTGGAGAACTTAAAATGATGTTCCCGACATGGGATGGATCTAATAAACCAGCTTACGGTTCTGATAACGCACGAATTATATCTATTAAACCATTCTTAATTAACTCATTTAGCTACTCTGTTGGGGTTAAGGAAACATTTTCTTTAAACAGAGTAGCCAGCGGCTATGATGTAGGTGATGGATTTACAGGATTTGATCGGGAACAAGTAGTCGCTGGATCGCACTATGGTGTAGACAATGTACCAACAATTAGACACAACGAACCTTATCCCTTGACACTTGCATCACTAACAACTAAAACGGATCTAAATTAAATGGCTACAGCATTAGCAATTACAGCAATCGTCAGCACACTAGGCTCTGGTGTAGTGTCCTATGTTGGTGCGCAAAGAAATGCAAAAGCTCAGGAGTATGCTGCTGACGCAGCAGAAGCACAGGGTAGGTATAACGCTGTTATTGCATCTAACAATGCGCAGGGGCGCGTAAATGACCTTGCTTTTCAAGAATCCCAGTTGGCTCTCGGTAAGAATATCGAGATGCAAAAAGCGGAGCGTGAGCGGATACTTATTAATCAAAAGATTAATGCAGACCTTGCTAAAACAAAGAACATATTTGCCACTCAAGGTGGTACGTTTGAAGATGTATTTAAATCAGAAGAAACTTTAGCTTATGATAAACTCGCCTCTTTTGATTTTGATGCTGGACAAGCCAGTTATGGCTACATTAAACAAGCAGGTGAAGTAGGTCGCCAATCTGGGCTAGCGTATGCATTAGGTCAAGCAGATCGTGCTATGACACTATCCGCAGCAGCAAACCAAGCAACTCAATTTAGAAACCAAGCCTCAGCTACACGAACTGCTGCTGTTGGTGGGTTACT